AACAGTTGACCCGCCACCAGCAATAATCGCAGCAGCAGTCGCACCGCCAGCATCAACGCCAGCATCAACAATCTGCTTGAACAAATTCGAATCAAGCCCGGCAGCCTTCAACGCCTTCAGATTAGTAGCAAACGCCTTGGTCTTATCGATAATCTTTTTATACTCGGCAACCAAATCGCCAGCATTCGCCAACTCAACAGTCTTAGTAATGGTCGTAGAAACACCATTAATAATCTGCGTAGTAGTTTGCTGGACAGTATTAGCCTGATCCTTCAAAAGCCCGGTAATGTTACCAAAGCTAGTAATCGAATCCTTAGTCGCAGAATAAAGAGATTGCGCCAAACTAATCTTGTTCGCAAGCTCATCACGCTGGCGACCAATGCCCGCAAGAATAGCCTGTTCCTTAGACGCATACGCAGTCAACTCATTAAGCGCAGTCTGCGTAATAAGTTTGTTATCGAACGCCTGTTGCGCAGCATCCGTAATGTTCTTAAAGTTATCTACAACCTGGCCTTCGAACTGGCCAATGCTAGTTTCAGTCTTAGCCAAATTCTTAAACGAAGCCACAACGCTAGCAAACGAAACTTTGAACTTGTCGCCCGCAGCAGCCAAATCGTTGTAAGCCTGAAGGGCATCATCATAAAGTTTCTTAGCCGCTGCCGCCGCTTCAGCAACCGCCTTAGCATGAGCCTTAGCCGCTGCCGCTGCCGCCTTCTGTGCAGCCGTAAGAACCTTCGTACCCTGAACAACAGGGGTCAGAACAACAGGCGTAGTACCCGGCTTGACACCCAAACCAAGCGCTTGCCCCATCGCTTCCATGCCTGAGTAACGCGAAGCATAAGCATCCGCACCGCGAGCAGCATTAGCCGCCGCCTTGCTTTCAGCAGCCGCCTTATCCATAGCAGCATATGGGCCTTCAGCGGTAAGTTTCGCAACCGCGCCCCAGTCCTTAGTCATAACAGCGCGAGCCATCTTCATAGCAAAGATGACAACGGCCAGACCACGAGCCAACGATTGCAGCGTCAAGATAGCCGGGTTCATAGTCAGCATCATCTTCGTAAAGTCAATGCCCGTTGCAGCCTGGAAATCCTTAAACGCCTGAACGATAGGGTCGATAGTAATCTTCAACTGGTCGAACAGTTCGATAACAACACCAACGGCTTGCGTTAGCACGTCACCCAAAGCGCTAGCAAGAGTAGTCAGATAAGGCACAAGATACTGGTTGATAATGTCAACCAAGATTTGTAGAACAGGTACAAGAACCTTTTCAATAATCGCTACCAGCGGCGGCAGCACCGCAGACACCAACGCGCTAATAATAGAAACGACCGGGTCAAGAACCGGAATCAGCGCATTGAAAATATCAATGATTGCTGGCATAACTTTGAGCAAAGCACTACCCAAAGTATTAGCCAGTTTCATCAAGACATCAAACAGTTTTGAAACAATAGGCGACAGCCCTGAAAAGATATCTCCAAGCTTGCCAAAATATGCGGCGATGTCGCCAGCGTGCGCTTGCAAGAAATCCGCAAACTGTTTAACCAATGGCAGAATGGTGCGGCCAAGTGATTCTTTAATCTCGTCAAAAATAGTTGTTAGACGCTGGTACGGGTTAGCATTACCGGCCGCTTCAGCAGCACCATTGAACTGTGCTTGAGCAGCAGCCAAAGGATCGGCAACACCCTTAACCGCAATACCCATCTTGGCAAGCGCGCCAGTATTACCCTGCGCAGCCTTACCCAAAGCAGTTGCCGCAGCCGAAACAGAAACACCCTTAGCGGCAGCAATATCCAAAGCAGTATTAGTAAGAGTCTGAGCCTTACCAACATCACCAGTAGCACGAACCAACTGCGCAAACGCCGGGCGAATATCATCATCGGCGACACCCGCCATCATCGACATCTTCGAGATAGCAGATTCGACAGAAGCAATCTGGCCTTGAGTTGCACCCGTCGTAGTCTTCAACTGTGTTGCTAGAAGTGCCTGGCTTTTCGCATCCGCACTAGCAGCCTTACCCGCATCGTTGAGAACCTTACCGATTTCCATAACGGTAGCGGCAATGGCGGCAGCACCCAAAGCCTTTTTAAAAGTCGCGCCAAAATCACTAAAACTAGACTGCGCTTGCTTCAGACCAGACGAGTCGACCTTATAACTAATGGGATAGACAAGACCAGCCATTTACAAATTCCTTAAAGTATCGCGCGCCGCTTCTTCAATTGTAGCCTTTATCTGTTCCTCGACCCCAGGCTTCGCTTTATCTCCAGCGGGGTACACAAAGCGCGAGGCGCGACGTTCACGATTCAAACGAGCAATCATTGCACGACCCGCTTTAGTGCGCCCCTCGGAGCGCCTACCAGCAATATCGGTAACAACCATAGCCGGGGAATTAATGACAACACTTAGCAGCGGGGAAACCGCAGAAGTCTTAGAAGCCGTTGCACGAAAACGCAACGTGGTAGAAGTAGCGGGCTTACCGACACCCCATCCCAAACGGCCGTTATTGACCATGCCTTTAAGAATAGGTTGAATAGGCAAGTTAGCTTTAATAGCAGATTGAACAGGCTTGCCAATTTCCTTGACACGCCTGACCAACTGCTTACGAAGATCGGGGTCAACACGGCGAATAGACCTAAGAAACTGGTTAACAGTTCCCTCGACAGTAGCCATGATTATCCGTTCGATTGATTGCGACCCTCGAGATACTTACCCATAGTGAAAAGCATCCGGTCAGATTCCAGCATTAGCAAACTAGGAGCGATGCCCGTTTCGCACGCGAGAGCCGCAATCCAATAAGTCGCCGAGGTTTCCCCCAGCGGTTTTATTTTGGGCTAATCTGCGAAGCCCCAGCCGATTCGACGAGTTCAACCCAAGCGTCGAACTGAAGTTCAGTCTGCTTAGTGCGGTGCAGCGAATGCCACGCCAAGAAAAGCAAGTGAGTAAACTTCATTTCGGTATCAAGCTTGGTAACGCTTAGGTTGAACTTGTCTTCGAATGCAACTAGGTCTGGTGCAGAAGCGGTAACTTCTTTTGCTTCGCCAGACTGAAATTCAATGCGTAGGTTGATTTTCAATTTTTATCCTTAAACCGTACCACGGACAACGGCCGACGCGGTCGGCCAAGTAACACTTACAGTTGAGAGATCGCCGACAGTACCCGAAATAGGGTCATATGCGTTGATAAGGCAAGTGGTAGTGTATGACGGGTTGGTTGCCGAAACAGCAGTTCCAAGTGGCTTGATAACAACAGTACCAATGGTGTTGATTAGCGGCCAGATAGTTGCATCGACTGAACCCGCAGCATAGTCCTGCAAGAAGTCAAGCTTTACAGTACCTGAAAGAATGCCACCCTGGACAGTCTTCCAAACCTGTGATGATGAACCGAAAACGGTAGTGTCTACTTCGTTTGACTGAACCGATAGGGTTGCTGCGTGAAGTGATGAAGTCAGGTCAGTTCCGTTCAACGAAATCTGAAACTGAGTGGCGACGAACTTTGCCATTAGTTGTTTCTCCTAGTTTGCATAAACAATGACTGCGAACTCCGCAGCCAAGTATGGTGTATCTCCGATTGTAATTGAACCGTAAGAGTTCAATCCGGTCACTCGGAGATCGTTTGCCTTTCCACCAAGTGTCCTATCTGATTCTATCGCACGCTTAACACTAGACGAACCAGACGAAGAACAAAAAGCATCCATGCTATTTTGCCCGGTACGTTCAGAAGCACGACCGACAATAACAGTCACTTTGAAATTTAGGGTATCTAGGCCACGAGCCATAGACGCATCAAACGCGATGCTAGTTGGTTCGACGATAGCGATAGGCGGGGTTACAGTATCCGGCACGATGCTATTAGTACGAAGCCCTGAGATAGTCGCAAGGTTAGCTGCGATACCAGAACGAATCTCGCTAATAGTAGCCATTAAGCAAACCCATTCACGCGGCGATAAGGTTCGACCAACTGGCGAACATCCGGGTCGAGCTGAGAACTAACACGCATAACACCGAGGTCGCCGAAACCTGCAACACCTAGCGGCGAATCGTTGCGCTTGAAAATGCGTGAAGCCTGAATAACGCAAGCCTGAGTAATGGCCACAGGCACAGCATCCCAGCCCCAAGTTCCAGTAACCTTTACCAAAGCATTACCGCCGATAGTAGGAAATAGGTAACGCCATAGGGCGCGGATACCAGTAATAGGGGCAACGATACCATCGGTAGGATACGAAGCGTTTAGCGGTTCGACCTGGTAGTCGCCGTTGTTCTGACCAGATGAAGGGTTAGCCCAAATCGTGTCATAGTTACCATTCGAAGTTAGCGCGGTAGCAACCTCGGTAATTGACTGAGCATCATCGATAGGGCAGAAGTAAGGATCGCTTGCATTGAAGAAGCGGTAACCTGACCCCATTGAGTAAAAGACGCGTGCGCAGTAAGAGTCGATAAGGCGACTGGCAGAATTGATTGCAAGCTCGATTAGAGAGTCGTCTACGGAATCCGTAATTCGGAGCGCGCTTTTAACTTGCGCGAGCGTTGCGTAACCATTAGTAATTGCCATGCTTACAGTTTACCCGATAGACGCGCTTTAATATCAGTTGATGAAATGCCAGTTGTGTACGGTAGATAAACCAAACCAATGCCGCGTTCATCTAACCAATCTTGCGTAAACCCCATTTGCTTATAGTAGTCACGCCTAGCCCAATCAGAACCGATAACAACTAAATCAGGAGATGCGGCTTCAATCGCGGTTTTACTATCTGCGCCGTCATAGTTAGGCATAACAAAATCGACATAACGGCAAGCTTCAAGAACCGCTTCACGCTCGGCATAGTCCATAA